AGTAGAATGACTTTGTCATCGAACGTGTATTCGGGCTTGTCAAACATTTCTAATATGCTAGTCGCCACCATCTTATAGGCCTGTTCTTTGCCTACGGCCAATCTATCCCAAGGTATGGAATCCTGTCCTTCTACCTCTTGTGCTATATCTACTAGGAGATCTAGATCTACTTTATGCATAAATTATTTGATTTCTAATTGGTCTATGCTGGTACCAAATACGCCTTTGGGGAAAACGTTAAATGCTAGGCTATATCTGGTTTTGTCTGATAGATTTTCTGTGACAGAATGATATAAAAGGCTAGGAAATAATATCAAATCGCCGACTTGAGGATATATTCCCCAGGCATCGGCGTTGAATACATTTAATCGATCTTGATCACCGTGTTGTTGATAATTGAATCCAATCTCAACCGTATCAGTCCAAAGGTTATAATAACTTTTATCTTTTTGGAACACTATGGCACCGCTTTGATCATAGACTTCGAGATAATAGATTCCGCTGATGATGCTGTTAGAATGTCGATGAGAGCCTGCAAAATCATTCCTGTCGTGCCTATTGACCCAACTATTCTGTATCTCAAAGTTCAATCGATCATCACAGTCTAATATTTGGTGGAGGAAATAATCAATGTGAGCCTGTATTTTTCCTCGAAGACCGACTAGTTCTGCCGAATCTAATATGCGTTTGTTTTCAGTGTAACTGCCATTTTCTGCAGGCATGCGAGAAAAGACCTGTGATTTTATAAAATTTAAATCATCGCTATCACGTTCTATATTAGACTGATACAAGGGAATAGGAAACAACGGAGTAAGATTATGATTCATAGCATAAGTTCGCTATTGCCTCCGCGACCAAAGACGCCTTTAGGAAACACGTTGAATGCTAGACTATATCTTATTATATCAGATTCATTGATCAAAACGCTATGTGCCAACGTGCTGGGGAAAATCAATATGTCGTTGTGTGCGGGAATAAACACGCTGGCATCGGTGGTGAAATCGGTGGTTTCGTCGAAATCTATTCTGATAGTATCGTGCCACAAGGGTTTATATGATGGTTCTTTGTGGAAGGCTATACCCCCTGACCGTTCATCTACATTGAGATACATTACTCCGCTAATAAGACTATTGGCGTGTGTATGCATTGAACTGTAACCGCCTTTGACCACTTCATTGACCCACGATGTGGTTATCTGCCATGCTATGTCTTTTTGGCACTCTAGAATATTGAAGGCGAATGTGTCTACGTGATCCTGTACTTGCTTTTTCAGTCCAGAAAATTGTGGCAGGTCAAGGATATGCCGTTCTTTGGTTTCTTTATGCGTGATAAACTCGAGCATATACCTGTCATTGGTTTCCCATTCAAATCCGTTGGTTAATTTGTGATAGGTTAAAGTATCTACTCTGATCTTACTTCTATACACAGGAACAGGAAATAACTTGTGTACGGTATAATTTATCTGATCCATCCTATCTTCTTTCCTGTGCTTTTCCGTTGATCGTATTCTGCAACACTACCTGGAAAACGCCAAGCCCATACAGCAACCAATGCCATGAACACAGCAGTGCTTAAAATACCAATAGGTTTGACACCGCCTGCCCACATCAACACAAGGCTCAGCGACATCATACCAATCATAAAGAATTTCATCTTTGTAGGGAACACACGTTTTTCGTTCCAGTTGGTGAGGAATGGTCCAAACAGTCGATGATTATACAACCAACGATGCATGCGCTCGCTGCCTTTTGAAAAACAGTAGGCAGCGGCCACCACCCAGATGCTGTAAGGAAATCCCGGAGTCACCACGCCTACATAGGCTAAACCTAGGCAGAAGAATCCTAGGACGTTCCAAAATAATTTTTTCATATCAATTTACGTTTACATTACCGCTGCCGGATGTCGCATGACCGCAAGTGGCTATATCACCTGCTTTACATACGGGGATTCCGTTGGCAAACACATTGGCGCTGGCAGTGACCATCACTGGTGCTGCATGAGGTCCTTTTCCATGGGGAATAACAGGAGCACCCAAAACCGTGACTGGAACCCCATTAGCAAACACTGTGGGAGCAAGGGCACCTACGATCGTGCCTCCTGCTTTGTCAACTCCTACTCTACTGATTCCAGGCATGATTATCCCGCTATGGCTATGCCAGTGGTGCCTTGCGTATACTGGTTCGCGAATTCCTGTTCAGTGTTCACTATGACCATTACCGCAGATTTATCGATAGTAAGATCTTTTTCATGATCTACGGTAAACAAAAAAGGTACCATGCCCAATCCCTTAGGCCCAGCACTCAATGTCAATGGTTTTGAGATTTTATATCCGGTAGCAGTCGTTTCTACCAATTTGGCCAATATCTCTTCTCCGTTCACTAATTTTATCGTAACGACTGATCCTTCGGTCAATCCTTTGTCAATTAACATGTTTTTCCTTTGCGAAGTATGCTTTTAATTCTGTAAATCCACCTATCAATTTTTCATCTAAGAAAATCTGCGGTAAGGTTCTTGCATTAGGTACTGCTTCGAGAAGTTCTTCGCGTGTGTAGCCATCACCGATTTTTCTTTCTTCAAATGCGATATCTTTCTGTGTCAGCAATGATTTGGCTTGCTCACAGAACTTACAATTATATTTGCTCCAAACTACTGCTTTCATCGTTTTCCTTTCTATGCCGAATAAACTGTTTTACCTTTGCTATCAACTACTCGTACCAATAATGCACCTGCACGTTTTTTTCTTAATGCTTCTGCGATGGCTGCGGATTCGTTGCTGAAAGAACTGGCATTCTTCCAAGAATCAAATGGGCTACGCATCTTATATTGTGCTTTGTAGTTCATAATTATATAGCCGGTAGCGACTTATAGTCAATATTTTCACTCATCACACCAATCACATAATTGGTGCTTTCGTTTTCTTGTAGAGCAGTTTGCTTCTTGCTGGTATCACTGTGTTTGTTGAACCAGGGAATAGGTGTAGTTCTTGGTGCTGCCTGCTGATATTTAATCCCAATTTCTTTTAGTGCGGTCAGGGCGGTATAATCTACGAAATCTTTGAGGATAGCAGCATTAAGTCCAATCACTGGACCTTTCTTGAACAGATAGTCGGCCCACTGTTTTTCCTCGACGATTACATCTGTGTACATTTTGTAGACTTCACTTTCGCACTCTTGTTTGGCTTCAACGAACCGCTCATCTTCTTTGACCACCTGATTGATCAGATAAGCAGTCCACCCCTTGTGCAACAGTTCGTCTTGTAGGATCAGCCCGATGATATTGCCGTTACCGATGAAGATCTTGTTCTCTACCATAGCGAGGCTAGTAGCGAAACTTACCATGAAGCGGAAGGCTTCTAGGGCGTATGAAGCGTTCAGTGCGAGCCAGATGGCCCGGATGTGTTCTTTTTCCGTGATCGTTTCACCCATCTCCTTGCGGCAGTTAACAAGGTGTAGGTCGTCGTAATATTTCCCCACACTTGAAGCCATATCCACGATTTCTTTAGTATCATGGATGGTATTAAAAACATCTTTAGGAACATTATAGATATTACGGATGATATGGCTATAACTGCGGCTATGGATATTCGTTTCAAAAAAGGTCCAATTGTAAACAAGGGCTTCTAACTCCGGTAATGAAACAACAGGGGTGAAGATTTGGCTAGGTCCTCTACCCTGTAGGCTATCCAATGCGGTCTGCCTTAATAGATTAGATGTGAAGATATGTTTGACAGCATCAGATGCATCCTTGAAATCCTGCGCATCTTTGGTGAGGCTGATCTCTTCAGGCTGCCAAAAAAACCCTCTGGCGGTTGTTTCGAAATCTGAGATCTTTTTATATTTGACTTCTTCGAATCTCTGTATGGTCACGGGACCGGCAGGATCGAGAAACATTTTTCGATTTAGATAATCTGTGGTGTGTGTTAAATCATACTGTGCTAAACTCATAATTTGCAGGCCTCGCAGTCTTCTTCTAATAATTCATTTGGTTCTATATGATACCCATTGATCTTTTCATGATATCCATTGATGCTCGGAATGTCTTCTTGTTTGGCACCAGATTTATTGATTAGACTGTAATAGAATGTTTTCAGTCCCCATTTATGAGCCAACATTAAATTTTTAACGATCAATGTTGTTGGGACTTTTCGATCCGAAAAATGTGCTGGATTATAAAATGTATTGGTTGAAATGCTCTGATCAACGTATGCTGACAATACTGCTGCAGTTTTGATATAGTGAACGCAATCTGATTGTTCCCACATCAATTGATATTTGTTTTTTAATTTATGATAGTCCGGGACTACCTGGGTGAAAGAACCTGCTTTTGATTCTTTGGTGGAGATCAAACTCATAGGCATCTCAATTCCGTTAGTGCTGTTAATGACCACCGAACTAGATTCTACGGGTGCGATGGCCATCAATGTGGCATTACGAACGCCATGCTGTTTCATTTCTTTACGCAACAATTCCCAGTCTAATTCAGGCGTAAAATTAGTCAATTCATCGACTCCTTTGCTTCTTAGTTCCCAAGGGAAAATACCTTGACCATAGCGAGTTTTATCGCTGTCTAAACAGCGGCCTCTTTCTTTGGCTAATTCTACAGTTGCCTCAGTTAGATAGTAGGCCTGATGCTCGATCCAACTTTTCACTTCTGCCAGAGCATCTTTCTCACCGTATTGTAACCCACGTTTAGCATGCCAGTAGGCGAGGTTGGTAACACCAATGCCTAGAGGCTGTATCTCATCGTTCGAGAGTTTGCTCTGTATCGACAAGAAGTCCTGGTAGTCAAGGATGTTACACAGGCTACGCTGTAGGATACGACAGGCCCTACGCATGTCCTCTGGATTCCGGAACGATCCCCAGTTGATAGATCCCAGTGTACATAACGCTATGCGACCATCTTCGTCGTCTAATCGCTTAAATGGACGTGTGGGTAATAGGATCTCACAGCACAGGTTACTTTGATAAATCGTATGGTATTCGGGATCAAATGGCCCCTGATTCATGACATTATCAATGAATACGAGATATATTCGACCTGTGTCTGTGCGTTCTTTCAGTATACCACCCTTGAAAACATCTTCAGCATTCATGACCTTTTTGCGCAGATCCCGACGCTTCTCATATTTCACATACAGTTCTTCGAATAAGTTCGAATCTTTGTAGAAGGCTTCATACAGGTCAGGAACTTCGTTGGGGTCAAAGAATGTTATATTTTCTCGGTTCTTGAATCTACGCCAAAAGAACGCTGACAATACGACACCGTAGTCCATGTGTCGGACACGAGTTTCTTCTGTACCTTGGTTGTTCTTGAGTACGATTAAATCATCAAATTGGTGATGCCATATAGGATAGAATACGGTGGCTGAAGCGTTTCTGATGCCGCCTTGTGAGCACGAACGTAGGTCGCCAAACCACTTCTTAAGAAATGGGATCATTCCGGTGTGCATGATCTCCCCACCTCTGATGGGACTACCCAGGGGGCGGAGGCGACCAATCTCCAAACCGATGCCAGCTCGCTTGCTGGCATACTTGGCCATCATTTCACCACTAGCGAATATGCTATCAAGGTCATCATCGCTGCGAATAAGCACACAACTACTAAATTGCTTGGTAGGAGTACCAAGCCCAGCAAGCACAGGGGTAGCCAAAGTAAAAAGACCATCACTAGCAGCATTATAATATTCCTTGATATAGCGCATACGAGCCGAATTTGGCTCTTCTTTATGGAACACTGTGGCTGCAGCGATCATGTAACGCACCTGTGGTGTTTCATAGATTTCTTTAGTGGCACGATTGCGCACAAGATATTTTTCGATCAACTGTTCGATGGCTGCGTAACTATATTCTTCATCTTTACTATGATCAATAATCTCTTCCATCTTGTCCCATTCTTCTTCCGAATACCATTCAAGCAGTTCTGGAGTATACAGTCCTGTTTCGACATTACGTTTTACTATGTCATAGAGGCGGGGAGGTGTGTAGTCTCCATATACGTCCTTGCGCAACATGCTTAATCTCTGTTTGCCTGCTACAAATTGGTAGTTGGTATGGCCAACATCTGGATTATTTTCTACATCGATAAGGTCTACGATAGCCCTGAGAGTTATTCCGTCGACTTCTCTAGTAGTGATGCCATCATAAAAATGTAACTGAGCCTTGATTTCTATCATCGATTGGCTGACATCTGCGATGCCTTTACAAATTTTTGCCACCTGGGCCTGCCATTTCTCGATCATTAATGGCTCTTTTTTCCCATCTCTCTTAATCACTGTGATCATCTATGTCTCTCGAAGTCTGATATTTATGGCAATTCGTGTCCGGCCCAAATTTTGTCTGTGCGGATTTGATCAAATGATTTTCTATCATCAACACTGCGTGGAGTGAGATTTAGAACATGATTGTGATCTACTACTAGAAAAAATCTTTTATTATGTTTCTCTGGAAGCATAGACATATGTATCTCGCATTTGGTATCCATAAACCGCTGTGTTAATTTCAAAGTATACAACATTCCTAGACAGATAGCAAGATCATCTAATTTGAGATCTAGAATCAGATGCCACGGATCAGGCCAATCGGCAGGATTTTTTGGATCGAGATATGGATTAACGAACGGAGCACGGCTCCAGAGATCTGCAACACGGACCAAGGGTTCTTGATCCAATTCCAAACTATCTCTAAATCTTTTCCATTCGTTTAATCTATCTACGCCGTGTAGATCAAACACCGTAGGTGATAGAGTACGAGATAGTTCCTGTCGTGCCAGTTGACAAAGGATTCGTATATGACAACAGGATAGTTTCTAAACCGCTATCCCCGTTATTATCTCTTAATTCTACATTAAATTGAAAATTTGTCATAAGAATTCCCCCTGGATCTGTTATAAACGGAGTTGAATATGCGTAATTATCTGCGAAAGATATCGATCCTTGGTCGTCGGGAGTCATGATGATGATCTGCCCTGCCCTAGAATGAACGCCCAGATTCAATACATAATCTATATAGGTATATCTATTGTAACCACTGAATACTGCCAACGGTCTAAAACTATTAGAAAGATAGATATCTGCATAATTCATATCAATCAGACTAGTTTTGCTTGAATTCAAGACTTCAACTTCGGCGCCTTTGGTAGCCACATTGGTAAATCCGCCTTGTTGATGTCTATTGATCGAGCAGTCAACGACGATATTTGCATTGGATTGCCCGAATGATATTATATCTGTGATAGGAGTCGCTGCAGTATTGATTTCATTACCACAATTAATAAAAGAAGATCTTTGTATTTTAGTTCCAATACCATAGTTAGATACAAAACCTCTTGCAAATATTTCTTCAAATTTACAGCCGTTGATATTCCAGCGATTTCCCTGATTAGTTATTCCGTTGATTAATATGCCTGTGTGTCCTACTGAGAACTGACAGTTCTCAAAATCTATGCGTGTGTCGTATATGGGCGGATCACTAGGATCCACAGTAATTTGATCTGATCTCACTGACAAAAGATTTGATTCCCAAATACAGTCACGAAAGGTTATATCTGTTACTTTGGTTCCGGGCAAACTATTCTCCCACTTGACTGCAGCAGTCTGTGAAGATATAGATCCAGTGAATGCGTCCCCTAATTCATATTCTGAAACCCATTTAACATTTTCAAAGGTAGAATCGTATACTCCTGTAATGTCAGTTTGACCAACGCTTCGACTGATTGTTAAATCTTTTATTTTTACATTTTGAGGACGATTGCTGCTGGTAAATTCCGCAACTTCTTCGCCGTTGCTGCCAACGAACAATATGTTATTAGCGTTAAATTCTAATCTCGCTCCGTCTCTGGTTTCACCTTGTAATATAGCAGTACTGGGAATTCTAAGGTTTCCGGCGAATATGTAAACACCGTTAGGTATATAGAGTATTTTTTTAAATCTACTATCGAGATTTCTAAATAACTCATTCATGGCATTCTCAAAAGCACTAGAATTGTCAGTGCTACCATCCGGTACTGCTCCGAAATCTAATACGCTGACATATTCGTCTAGTTTCGTTTGCAGAGATCTCGGAATGCTGAGAGAAATAGAAGGTTCCGGTTCTGCGAATTGATAACTAGATGCTAATTCTAAGATATTATCGTGCTCTGTGAGGATTTTCGTATTACCCACATAAGGGGCACCTTCAGCAATTGAACCATTGCCTATAAATAATTCTTGGCTGTCCACTGCCCATGCGAATTCTGCCGAACTTAATTGAGGGACACCTATTCCTGAATTTTTTTGGCCACGTCTGACCTGGATTTTTGAGATTTGCACAACGGCCACGATTGTATCCTCTAACTTTATAGAGTATTTATCTTAGGCTAGTGTAGTATTCCTCTACCTTGTTAAGCCACAGATCTTGGTACTTGTTGAAGTCCGAGGGCCATAGATCAAACTGCTGGTATTCGCAGTTACGAGAGCACATAAACACATGTCCTTCGCGGATGTCTGTGCCGTAAACTTCATTATGTGCTAATATATAGGCTATCAGTTGTATTTTATAATCTTCCACCCACTCTTCTTTCTTGGGCTTGTTGGTCTGTTTATAATCTGCGATGCAGGGATTATCCTCGTACACGGCTACTAGGTCAGTGGTCCCAGAATAGAGTCCTGGAAAGTAAAGGCTCTGCTCCATGGCCCATACTTCATTGATTTTAGACAGACCATTAGAAATAATCACGTCCGCCATAGCATTAGCCTGGATATGAACAGGATTGTTGCCAGGTTGGCGTTGTATACCTGCAATGAATCTTTCTAGATTGCTGTGCATGGCTGTGCCTACTCCCGCGGCTTCTGTGGTAATCTGCCTAGCTTTCTCTTCTCCTATGCGTTTCTTCCATTCGTTTAACGCTGTCATATCTTTGGTGGCACCGAGGATAGTCGTAACACTAGGAAGATGTTCTCCGTCGGGGGTTAGATAAACACGCTTGCGAGTCACAGGATCATTGATCTGCTGACAAGGTTTATATTGGATTTTTTCGACGAACGGAGGCGGAGTGTGTTGTATTTGCATCCTATATATATTACAGGATTATTTCGGAATTGTCAAATCTGAGGTGTCGTTTGGCTCTGTGATAATTGTCCCGCGGCTGCTGATGCCGCAGTTTTGTCTACGACATCCTGGCTGGTTTCTCCGCCTTGGGTAGGTTCTTGTTCTGCCGCATCTTTGGGCGCTCCGGGAACATTTAATTCCACACCTTTGTCGTTGAAATTCTTAACCAAATTTTGTATCGCAGGGCTGGCATCATACATGGCTTTGAATGTTTCATAATCTGCAGAGACTTCAAAGCCATTGCTGCGTAAGACCTGTTGTAACCCGTTCCAGTTTAATTTAGCAGGTGCTTTTTTAGAAGAGGCGCGACCTATATAGTTACGAAGAACCATAACGAACTTGTCCACACCTTCATCACCTGCGAATTCAAAAAATCTCATCCTAGGCTCGCCAATTGTTTTCGAGTATCGGCCAACTGCTGTTCGAGTTGCTTGATCTGATCTTGCAGTTGTTTTTTTTGTTCGGTTCGTTCTTTGG